TATTTTCATTTTTATAGCGCATATTATTCCCCTGCGCTCTCCTACGCTCACAGCGTCAACATCCCCATGGTCTCGACAAGGGGGAGAGCGTATCGAGCGGCCTGAGCGGCGCCGCGTGTGGCTTGGTAGCCCCGCGCGACGGCGCGCCCAGCTTGCATCACGTGACCTGCGGTCTCGGCCAACTGCACTGCTCCATGAGCGAGTGCCCCAGCCTTGGACACCATGGTGCCAAGGTAATGGCCGGCTGCTTGCAGCATTGACAGTTCTCGATGCCCATCAGGCGCCTGTGTAGGACGCATCAGGACATCGGTTGTCGCCACTGCATGCACGGCGGAAAAACCCGTCGGATCCACGTGGGAGGGCGCTTTGCCTCTCACGTTTCTACCCTCGACCTCGATCACTGCAAATGCCTCGAATTCATAATTCGCAGGGTCAGTGCTCGTGGGTGATTGGACGACGAAACCCATGTAAAACACGGGGTCCGTCGGGAGATTGAAGAATGTCCCCGACATCTCCAAGTCCCTCCTCGATGAGGGGTTAAAGAGCAGTGTTGACCACTCTTTGCCCACCGGCAAGCGCGCAGACTGGGTTTGCGCGTCAAAGTCGGCGAAGGACTGTCCAACCAGAGGGTTATGGTCAGGCTCGTGTAAGCCACAGAGCTGACCACCACGGTTCAGGTTCGTTCCGACGTACCGCACTCTGATGCCAGCAGACACGACACGCTTCTGGATTTGACTAGGCAAATCTCCGAAGGCGGTGGACGGGTACTCAGCATTTCCTGTGAAAGCTGCAACACCCGCTCCACCGGCGGTAGTGGTTGTGCCAGCATAGGCAGAGGTGGACGCGACGACGGCCAGGAGGTCGTTGGTCGCGAGGTACGATGGCTCAAACAAGATGAAGCCAAACTGCGTCGCGCTAGAACAGGTGAAATTGCCCTTGGAGTATGAACGGTACCGCCTGGTTAGCATAGCCGGAAAATCCGGTACACAAGCCAGTGGCCCTGTAAACGGGTTCGCGAGTGCTCTCGCGTAATCCGCGGCGCAGCCGGAAAGTGCAGCGTCGTCTCGACGTGCTCGCGGCGCGCGCTTCTTCCTAGGAACTGTTTTAGGTGCAGGTTGCTGTTTTTTCTTGTTTTTCGGCATGTTTTGGTAGGAGGGCTGGCTATTGCGCGTGGGGGCCAATCCATATTTCTAGGTTACGCGCAGAAAGGTGGCAACAACCTAGCTAGCATCGACGGCCACAAACATATCAACAACCGGATGTTGTATGACACACTGTGGTATGTCGATGCTATCAAGGAACCTTTCAAGTTCGTCGCACTGCAACCTGGTGATTGAGTAGTTCGCCTCTATAACGTCATATGCTTCAGGGTGCAGTTCATAAGCCCTCGTCGCGTGCATCTTGTGGTCGTACGGCTGTGCTTGAGTTGGGGTATGACCCCGACTACAGCGCAGCGCAGCAGCCACAAACCGCCGCGAAACAGGACAATGAGCCAAATCCTGAGCGATGCCCAAAGCATCGCCACGCACTTGACGCAAAGGAACCCTAGGGTTCTTGATGGTCGTGCCAAACTTGGCAAGCAAACGACCGATCTTAGGCGTGAGAATAACGACACGCTCACCAGACTCGGGGTGGATAGCAGGCATGAAGAGGGAGCTGCAAAAGTCCATGGTAGCCTTGTCTGGATGAATCCGAAACTTCGGCGAAATACCAAGAGCGGACATATGCTGCTCAACCTCAGAGAGGATTTCCGCATCGTCATGGTGCACGAACCCAACATTATCGTCTCCGGCTACTATCATGGTGATCCCAGCCTTGGCCGGGTTCTTCTTGAGAACAGAATCACCATACTTAGCGAGACAAAAAGAGAAAGTGTGCTGGAGGCCATTCTCAATGGAGTTTCCGCATGTTGTGTTCGGGTCACCACTCTTGCGGGTGCCGTCAACACTATAGCGAACTCCATGGGGCGTAAAGCCCTTGGTCTTCAGTTGCTGTCGCAAGACAGCCTTTGCTTTCTCTGGAGGGTCGAACTGACGATAAATCATCTGTTCATGCTTGAGGTGCTTCTCCCCGAGCGACGAATCCCAGTAGCGAGCATCATCCGTAAAACCCAACCCTTCCTGTCGGTCAAACCACTCGCCGACTGCTTCAGCAGACATTCCAGACGAGTAGCAGATGAAATGGTTGGTGTCCCAGGAAACCTTTAGATATTCACTGAAAGCGTGCATCCAAGGCCCCAAGGCTACGTTCGCGAAGTCGGTTGCCCCCTGAATCAACCTGGGGTTGAAGTCCTCAACACCCCCGACATGGGATTTGAGTAACTTCTCCTTCTTCATGAACGACTTACGGATAAAGTCCCTAGCACCGTGTCCCTGTTCGCGAAGCACAGCGCGCGCTTTGTCATGGCGTAGTCGCTGCGTCAACGGGAAGCGTTTATTCCAAGCGGTATAACTGCCTTTAACCTTCACAGGTGCCCCAGGAAACAGTACATGGAACCATCGCTGGGTCCAAGCCTTGTACAACCTGAAGATATCCGGATTAGGCTCTGGGCGAGCAAAGCAACCGCGATTAGTGACAGCAACCAACTCATTCTGAGTTGATGTTGACGGCACTATTGGGATGCTGGGGGTCGTTACCAAAGTGGTAAGAACAACCTCCTCACGCTTCTTATCAATAAACTCTGCGGGCGGGGTTACGGTGGCAGATGAGTGGACAGGCTCAAGTGGTTTCTGACTGGTGTGGCTAGCGACTCTCGCAACGGGTAGTGGGATCACTCCTATGCGGTTAGTCGTAAAGCTTTCACCAGTGATGTTAAACAACCTGAAGCCGGCTTTCACTAGCTCAGTCAATCGGTCATGGTGGGTATACAGGCGCATCGCAAGAACGACGGCGGCAAACCCCCAGAAGGGACGTCGGCGGATGAAAAGCACCGCGGCCAATGCGACGACCAATCTGGTAATTTTACCATGTATGTTCCAACCGAAACTAAAGCGCAAAGCGCGGTTGAGTGCGGGTCCAACCCCAAAAAAACCGTGTTGTGGGGCGACAATCGTGTTCATAATGCCGGCCTCTTCTCTAGCGTGCATGACAAAACTAAGAGCCGCAGCATATGCAATGCTTAGCGGTGAAGTGTCGCTAGACAACTTCAAAGTTAGTCGATGTCGCTTGATGTTGGCGAGCAATGACTGGAAAGTCACCTCATCGCGCGGTTTCATGGATATGTACTCCGCCCCGAACCTAATTAGTTCCTTTGGGACTATGACCTTCTTATCACGCGCAGAAATTGTGATAAGCTGGTCACCGAATGACAGAACGCGAGCGTCGGGGATTTCAAACCCCTCATACTCAGGCACACTTGCTTTTGAGACGTTTGCTAGGTCAACCAACACGTCACCATAGAAACTAGAATCCACAACTGCGTTTCTAAATGATGGCCTTCGCTTTTCAGGGAGAGGCAGCCCGGGTGGAGCGGGCACGAATTCGTACAAGTAGGTGTCTACTGTGCACGACTTGATTGACCAAGCTATGCTATTTTCACCAAAGTCGAAGTAACCATCCTCTAGCCAAAGGCAAGGAGAATGGCTATAAGCGCCAGCGTTGCCGGTGACGGCAACAACAACGTTGCCGTCATCGCCAAGTGACCAGGTGTACTCCCCACGGAAGCGGCCTCCCAGAGGTGCCAAATGGGGATGCACTGTGGCCAAAAGGCGGCGTGCTGTAGACTTGTGAACCAGTGTCGCGACATCCTCAACTGATAAGTAATACAACGAATCAATTGAGAGATACGCCAGTGGAGTGACGCAGTTGCATTCCTGCACGGTGTGATTACACCAGTTTGGAACGCCCATATTGCGTGCTGCCCGACAAGCGTCAGCTGGCGAAAGGGTTGGGCAACAGCTCCAAATGCTCCTTCCATTGCCAAAATGACGGGCCGGGTTACCTCCAATGTCGACGATCTTGCCGTCTCCAACATAGGTCTTAGCGAGCGCGAATGCTCGTCGCTCCATGAGCGCGCGTTCTGCAGCCGCAAATCCATGCGGGTGCGGAGTACCAGAAGTGTTTTCCACAAAGTGGAAATCTGGAAAACGCGTAATAAGATCACTAAGTTTTTCAGGAGAAAGGCAAGGAGGGTACACGTACACTGGTAGCTTCTTGTCTTTAGGTGACTTAATAGACTTACTAGTCTCAGCATGCGGCTTGGGCCCCTGATTGGGCTCGGCGTACTCATCATGCTGGGTCTTGCCTCTATTGCTAGGAGGCAATTTTGTGGTACTTCTCGAATGCTCTCGAACAAGCGGTTTAGCAGGCTCACTACGCTGCCGCTCATCAAACTTGTATGGTCGTCGGTCGTCATTGCGACTCTTACGACTCTGTTGATTGCGGGCTCTAGTGGCGGCATTACCATTGGTTCGGTGTCTTGCATTTGTCTTTGAT